GAACTGAGGGCGGTAAGGGAGCGCAAACGGCGGGCGCATTGGTAGGTATTACAAGCGCGAATGAGGTAATACTCGCAGACGTAATTTCAGGACGTTGGGCAGCACCCGAACGGGAAAAGATAATAAAACAAACGGCGGAACTTGACGGTAAGAAAGTCCACGTTTGGGTAGAGCAAGAGCCAGGTAGTGGCGGTAAGGAAAGCGCAGAGAATACTGTCAGAAACTTGCAGGGCTATACTTGCAAAATCGAGAAAGTAACGGGTGCTAAGGTTACACGAGCCGAACCCTTATCCTGTCAAGTCGAAATAGGCAATTTTTACGTAGTCGAAGGCGAATATTTGCATGGACAAGAAGGATTTATGCAGCAAGTGCGAATGTTTCCGAACGGGAAATTAAAGGATATGATAGATGCAACGGGCGGTGCTTACAACAAGTTGACGGAAAAGGCGGTTAGTGTAGCATGGGCTTAACAACTAAGAGAATCTTATTATGAACATAATTCAGCGGTTAGCAGCACGGGCGTTTAGTCTCGATATTGGCGGTGAAAAACGTGTAAAATGGCTCGCACAGCTCTATAACATGACGTTCCCAAATCGTGGCAGTATGTTCACGGGGCGCAGTGTTAAGCAGCTTACAGCCCTGCAAATTAGCGCGCGCGGGCTTGTGTTTACGTGTATTGACAAATGGTCAAAAGCCGAACTTGCGACACCGATTTACGTCAAACTAAGGGTAAACCAAAAAGACTCACAACTCGCTCCATTGTCGCACCGTGGGATTGCATTACTTGACGAACCGAACCCTATTTATTCTTCCCTTGAGGTTCGGGAAATGGTCACTAAATGGCTAATGATTAACGGCAATGTGTTCATATTTACGCCTGACTTTGACCTTCCCTTCCCTATGCAAATGTGGGTTCTTGACCCTACAAAAATGCGTGTTATCATGGGTAAGGGTGACGACCTTATCGAAGGTTATGAGTTTCAAGGTAGCGGAGGTTTGATGTACTTTCCCGAAAAGTATATTTGCCACATTCGCACGTTACAACCGTCGGCAAATCAGCAAAAGCAGCTCTTAGGAACGGGTATAGTCGAGGCGGTTTTGGAGGATGCGAGTATTGACGTAGAAGGGCGGGAGTTCCTGAAAAACTACTTTGTGAACGATGCCCGCCCGCCGCAAATACTAAGCTCTCCAAACAAAGACTTTGAAAGCCAAGAGGCATGGGAGTTGTATAAAACAAACTGGAATACCAAAAACCCAAACAACAAACTACACGGATATTTGAGCGGAGGTCAAAAAATCGAGCAGTTGGATGGTAGTTCGTTAGACATGGATTTTGTCGAGGTAAACAAACTGACAAGACAAGGGATGACCGAGCCGTTTGGCGTTCCATTGACCATGATTGAAGGAACGTTTAATGGTAGGGCAACGGCTACGGTTATTACGAATTATTTTCTTACGGGAACGATAAATCCCTTCCTCCGGCTTTTGGATTCTGGGCTTACCAAGCATTTTCGGCAATGGGATAAGAATATAATTATCGAACATGAGTATTACGTTGACAATGACACCGAGGAAATTAGAGCGCAGGAATTGCACCTGTTTAGCACAGGGCAAATAACGATAAATGAGTTTCTGAGAGCGCAGAATAAGCCGACAATCGGTGCTATCGGTGATACGCGTTTCGTGCCAAATAATTTAGTACCTTTGGAGAAAGCCACTGCACCGACACCACCACCAAGTAAGGTAGGATTTGGGGCGGGCGCAAAACTGGACTTAAATTTTCCTACTCCAGTGCGTAAATCCGAATCACCTGAACCTGACGAGCGCGAAATACTTTGGCGAAATTTCGACACGCTTACGGGTAAAAAAGCGGACACATTAACGGGTGAAATCAGCACGGTTTTTGCTGATTTGGAGAGGGAGATATTAGGCAATATCACCAAAAACCAAGCGGCGTATATTGCTCTCCATGCTGAATTATTCGATAATCCTGAAACACAAGCAAGCGATTTTGAGGCGGTGAAATTGCATAGTTACGACACGGTGATTAAGTCCGAATTAGTCCAAGTTGCTGACTTGTTTGACCCTAAAGAATGGGAAAAAGCACTTGAGGAAGCAACGGGCGAAACGCTAAACGAACTTCAAAAAGCCGCGATATTGGAGAGCTTGCGAGCTATCGGCGAAAGCATGGATACACTCCCCTCTGGATTCAGTGAGCTAATGAAAGAAGAACTCGCAAATTCCACGGCGAAAATAACGGAAAGCATTGGAACTATTCGAGATGAGGTAAGAGCGATTTTAGCAAATAACACAGATGCAACAGCGGCGGAACTTAAGGAATTGTTAACCGCTAAATTTGAAACGCTCAAAGTTTCCCGAGCCGAGGCAATCGCTCAAACGTCTGCAAATCATACCACCAACGCGGCGCAGAATAAGACATGGGATAATTACAGCAGGTATGAAATAGTTTGGCTCTCGCAACGTGATAAGCACGTAAGGGGCTCGCACTTAGCGGCGGACGGGCAAAAACGTGATGAGAATGGATTATTCCACGTTGGCGGTGATTCTATGCCGTATCCGTGTGCAGGCAGTATAGCCGCTGAAAATGTTAATTGTCGATGTATGCAGTTTCCACAAAAGAGGGTGAAAGAATGAAAATCGAAGGTAATTACTTAGTATCGGAGTTCGAAAGAGACGGCGAAATTATAGAACACCGTTACCATTTTGACGATATAGAATTGATAGGTGATCCATACGACGACAACGAGCGGCTTGTAAGTAACGGCGCGAAAGCACGAGATGCGCACGGATGGACATTTGATATTGCTATTCGTAAAAGCGGTGACAGTTGTATATTAATGCCATACAGCCCAAGCAACGAACCGAACAAAGAAGCGGACGTTCGGGCTTGTTGGAGTGCGATTAATGAATATAAAGGAGAGGCAAAATGACGAAAACATTACCGATTGGCGCAAAAATAGGCAATACTATAATAGCAGCAAGCTACGAACCGCCCAAATTAGCATATACAGATAGTGATGGTACGTTATATAGACTTTGCGGATTAGTGCCAAATAACAACGGCGGATATTTAGGACAATACGAGCCGGTATTCGACTTTTCTGAAATACCACCCAAAACGCCAAAACAAACTATAATGCAACGATTAAAAGACTGGTTTTTATGATACAACTAATAGCAGTCCACGAACCAACGCCTGAGAAATTAGCGATGTGGCTCCGGCAAAATAAAATCACGTATCAGCAATTTAGCGCGGCAATAGCAGGCGTTAAAAATCCTGAATTAGCCATACCGCCGCCGACCGAAAAAGCCGTCCCTATTTCGCCGCTTTCTCGCATGGCTCAAAAAATAGTTTGGATTATTCGCAGAACTTTATTATTTTAGCAATGAATAACAGGTATATGAATCGAGCTTTAACGTCAAACAATGACGAACGGCGCAAATTGACACGGCAAAGCATTGAGGCGGTAAAGGCATTGCCGCTGAATAAGTTGAAAATTATTGCGCCGGAACTGCAAAAAGAAGCAGGGATAAAGAAGTAAATTACGGCGTAGTGGTGTAAGGCAACACGGCGGTCTCATAAGCCGCAAGATTTAGGTTCAAGTCCTAACCACGCAACGACAACTACATATCGCTCAAGGGCTAACAACCATTTTAAGGGCAACTACTCCAATTCGGAGCGGTTGCCCTTTTCTCGTTTTTGAACATGACAAATTTCCAAGATAAATACGCACACTTAAAAGACTTCGAAACACCCGTAGTTAAACGCGGCAATTCGGACGTTCTTTTCCGTGCCACACCGTCCGAGGTCGTACCCGTTGACAGTGCTGAAAATAATGTTTTCAAGTTCATTATCACTACAAATAATGTTGACCGTTACGGGGATGTAGTCGAACCGTCCGGCATGGATGCTACGCTATTCCTTAAGAATCCTGTATTCCTTTTCAATCACATTTCGGGCAGTGATTTAATGCCTATCGGCAAGTGCTTAAAACTCGACACGGCGGATAATGGTGTGATTGGTGAAACAATTATACACGGAAAAACAGAGTTATCCAAAGATGCGCTTGTGATGGTGCAAGAGGGTTATTTGAAAGCGGTAAGTATTGGGTTCATGCCGACAGAGTGGGAATCATTGCCAAGCGACCCGAAATCATGGTGCGAGCCGCGCAAATACACCAAATGGCAATTGCTCGAATATTCATTAGTAAACATACCCGCAAATCCATACGCATTAATTACAAATAGCTTTATTTCCGACGTTCGGAAATGTATGGAGGGCGGCATTTTGGCGGCTGATAGTGCAATGGTTAAGCACGTTAGTAACCTACTCGCAAGCGGCGTTTCACCTGAACTAAAACGAGCAATCGAGCAGGAAATGAGAGGCGCAAAATTAACCCTCAATTTCCCCAAACAAAGCAAATTAAATTTATCATTTACGAAAGTGGAATTATGAAAATCAAAGCAGCTATTCCGGCAGACCAGTTGCCCGCGATAATTGAAACGGTGAAAGCTACAGAACTCGCAGGGCATAAGAAATATTTAATGGAAATCGGCTTGGACGAAGCAGCCGCCACGACATTTGCGACGGCAATAGCGGAAATCGTGGCAAGCATGTATAATGAGGAATTAGGCGAAACCGAACCCGCCGCCGAACCCGCCGCCGAACCCGTGACGGTATCGGATACACCCGAGGAAGCACGGGCTTTTGCAGGCAAAGTAGCGAAAGCATACAAGGAAATTAAGGCAGGCAATATCGAAAAAGCGGGCGCAACTTGGAGCGCGGCGAACAGGGCGAAAATCAAAGAGGTGTATGGCAAGGTGAAAGAATTGCACGATGAAGCTACTGCGAGCAAAGAAGAATCAGCGCCCGAAGCAGAAGTCAAGGAAATTGGCTACGCTGAATGGATTAAAACGCAAAAGTAAATAACTATTTATAATTTTAGAGGATTACAGAGATGTTAATCAAAATGACAAAAGAGCAACTTGACGCTCACGCTCAAAAAGCGATTGAAGACCACGTAAAAGGGCTGAGCAGCACGGGCATGAGCTTTATCGGTGGTACTCAATCGAAAGCCGTTAAGGGCTACGATTTGGAAACAAATAACGGGCGGGCTTTAGCATGGGCGCGTTCCTTGCGTGCTTTAGGGCTTGCAAACGGCAATTTCGATGAAGCGGCTAAAATCGCCCAAAAATGGCTCGAAATGCGCCGATTTGAATCCGATGAGGCGGTCGTGGCGGTGCTAAAATCGAACGCGCTCAATCCTTCGACACTTGCCGAGGGTGGTATATTCGTAACACCTGACCAATACAGCGACTTGATTATGCTTTTGACAGCAAAAACAGTTGTTCGTAAAATGGCGGGAATTGACTTTCAACCGATGGTAAGTGGCGTTTTGGACGTGGACATTGAAGCAACCCGCCCGACGGCGGAATGGGTTGGTGAGAATCAAGAGCAAAATGCAACCGAACCGACGTACTCACAGCATCGCATGGTGGCAAAAACGCTTATGGCAACGTCAGCGGTTAAGAACAATTTACTTGACCGTCAAGACGCGGGTACGAACATCGACAAGAAAATTCTTGAATCCATGCAAGCGGCAATCGCTAATGCAGAGGATTTGGCATTCTTGACAGGTTTGGGAGCTACTCCATACGCACCGACGGGGATCATGGGTTATACTAATTCTGCGAATGTTTTTGCATCGACGGGTACGACCACGTCGCAGGTAAAAGCAGACATGAGTAAACTTGTGGACAACGTTGAAGGCAATAACGTCCAAATTGAAAACGGTAATTACATCATGAATAATCATAATCGTAGCTTTTTGGGTGACGTTGCAACGACTACGGACTTCCCTGTTTTTCCCCACGTGAACGATACGAACCCGACCTTGAAAGGTCACGGCTTACACGTCACAAGCGCAATGCCTGTAGCGAATATCTTGTTTGTTGACAGCTCGAAAATCATTATCGGTGACACGAAAAACGTAGAAGTGACAGCAAGCCGCGAAGCATCGTATATGCGCGGCAGTGTCCTTGTTTCGGCTTTCTCACGTCGCGAAACGGTATTCCAAGTTCAGATGCAAACTGACTTATTTTTGAAGTACGGGTATGCAGCATCGTACATGACAGGTACTTCTTACTAATTATAATAAAGGACTAAAATAATGTTTTCAATCTATCCCAGTGACGTGGTAAAAATTGTGTCCGGCGGAACTCCGTTAGGACTTACAAGCGCGTCGGTAAACAGCGGACTTACAACGTCTGATGCTATTGATGCACGTGGTTATCAGGGTGCAACTTTGCAATTAAAAGTAGGTGCAATCGGCGGCGGTGCAAGCGCAAATTTGATTACAGCCGCAATCCTTCATAGCGCAACTTCGGGCGGTGCTTACACTGTCTATGTTGACGACAAGGGCGTATCGGCTCTTACGACCGTTACGACGGCGAACACAAACGCGCTCTTAAATGTTGATCTGCGCGGCTCTTTGGGCTTTCTCAAGGTTCGTAGCTCACAATCGTACACCGACGGAACAACTCCGGGTTGTGTTCTTGATATGAATTTGATTTTGGGCGGCGCGCCTAACTTGCCTCCGCAATAACCATGAGCTACGCAAGCACTTATCCAAAAACCTTTGACCGTTTTTTACGGTTCAATGATATTACGTTCAATACAGCCGCTGGGAGCGATACCGAGCGGCTGTATGGAACTATTGACATTTGGCTTGCGGGTGCTTTTGAGCGAATTGAGACGCATTGCAATCAGACCATACAGGCAACTACGGGGAAAGTGTTTACGTTTGACTTTAACAAACTTGTGACCGATTCAGGCGGTGACTACTATTTACCACCGATATTAAACGTACCTTTTGTGGTTACTTCAATCGGTTATAAGGGTACTGTATTTGATACACTTACCGCAATTTCGAGCGGTGACTATTTACTGGTAACGGTAAATGGGAATCAGAGAATATACTTCAGGGCTTGGAGCGGGTATAATACAGGATATTTAACCGCCACTTTGGGTTATTCAGATACGAATATGCCCGAAAATATACAGCAAGTTGCCGTAGAAATGGCTTCGACAATTTACAGAGAAAGCCATATAGGCGGGGACAGTTTGGGCAAAAAGCAAGAATCTGAAAACATGCAAGGCGTTAGCACAACTACGATTTACTACGAGCTAACGCCACGGCATGAAAAATTGTTGAAACCTTATACAGTGGCGATATTTCCATGAACAACCCAAAAATAATTAAGACAATTACAGAAGGCGCAACATATCATATACCTACGTATGTGATTGACAATGAAGGCGCAAAAGACGGCAACGGGCTTGTATTGCAATTTTGCAAGGGGAATAAGCTCGATGAATCAGCATTGCGGCAAGAGGGCGTATTTACTGAAACACTAATACAGGCAGCAAAGCAGTATCTCGAAAGTGTGAATGTCGGCGCAATGGCTACGCGTGAAACTTCTATGGTTATCACCAAGTTAGATGAGGCGTTAATGTGGATTGACAAGCGTTCCAATGACCGTAAAATTAGAGAAGTGCAAAACACTTATAATCCATGAACGAAGACGTATTCCAAAAAGCAATTAACCTAATTCCACAAGTTCGAGCGGACTTGCTTAGGCAAATACCGTTTGAATTGCAGTTGGAAATTGGATTACAGATGAACCGGACAAATCCAGGTGATAAGTCCAAAAACAAGACCAAAATACTCAATCTCAGAACGGGCAATTTATACCGCTCGTTCACAAAAGGCAATCCTGCAAACATCCTGAAAAGCACAGGCAAAGGCGTGGAATTTGGCAGCAAAGTACCATACGCCGCGATACATGAATACGGCGGGGTGATTAATCACCCCGGCACTAAGAACGGTTTCGGGAAAGGTATTCCTATACCACCGCACACGATAAATATGCCCGCAAGACCTTACCTTGCACCTGCATTGAAAGCGTTTGAGGAAGACGGATTGGAGCCGCTAATGATTAAGGTTTTTGCACCTATAAGAGCGTTATTTGTATGAATCGTGATTTATTCCTAAATACTGAATTATGCGACGTGGTAAAGTCCGCTCTCCCTGCTATGAATTTGGTCAAAGTTTTTGACGTTGCGAGCTTGGATAAGCACAGTAATTTACCACTGATTTATATTTATAGTCCAAGCGACGAAGCACGACCTGAACCGTATGAAGATGGGAGCGGTGATTTGGACTTAACTATTGACGTTATCATATACATCGGCTTCAAGTGCGGCAATGATATTGCCAAAGAAGGTATTTTTCAAGAAGCATTTTGGGAGCTTGCGTCGCAAGCGGAAAAAGCTATGAGAGTTAAAAGATTTGGATGGTATTCGGACGATACCGAAACGGCAATTTTCGAGCCGTTACAATACAAAGGCAAGGCGATTTTAGACCCGAACAACGGGAAGGGCATGGGATTGGGTTATTTACATTTTCAATGTGATTGCAAGGTGGTGAATAATGGCTAAGAAGAAAGTACCCGTCAGCGGGGTGAAAATAGCAAGCACCGACGGAATCGCTCAAAAGCTCCGTGAAAATTTGCTCAACGCAACGGCTCATTTGCACCCTACGCAAAATGAAATTGATTCAGGTTATACGCATAATTACAGGCAGGCAGTGAATGAAGTTTTAGTCGGCGGTTTGGCGTCGGCGGTTGCGAAATCAGAACCGCAATTCGCAAAGAAGCCGTTACTCTCAATAGTAACCATTTTCGATACTGCAAACGAAAAAAAATGGTTAGAACAATTTATTGACCGATTGCCTTCATTGCCGGACGCTCACCTTGGACTTATCGAAATTGTAATGTGTAAGAACGAACAAGGCGCGGGTGAAACTCTCGAAATTGACGAACAGGTGCTACAAAGTAAAAACCTAATATTCAAACGCGCCAAATACACCTACACCGAATGGCGGTTCGATAGCGCCCGAAACGCGGCAAAACAGGCAGCAACGGGTGAATGGATATTGTCACTTGACACCGACGAATATATCGACAAATGGCAATTGCCGAAAATACTTGATTGCATCGAGAACGCAGGAAATCGGATAGGCGGTATTTATTGCGCAGCAATTTCACACGTTCGGCAAGATGAAGGATTTGGACTTGAAGCGGTGCAAAGAGTTTGCCGCTTATTCCGCAATGACCCAAATGTATTTTGGCGGTCACGTTGCCACGAATTTATAGATTACTCGCTACGCGAAGACGGCGGTTATTCAATCGCAGACAGCACAATAACCATCATGCACGATGGATACGAGCAGACGGATACGCAAGGAATTTTGGACAAATTTTCGAGAAATTACCGATTACTTTGCGCGGAAATAATCGCGCCTCATAATGAAGCAATCGGTGTTCACGCGCTCAAATATGCCCTAATTACGGGTACTCACATACGACAATTAACAGGCATTTAATTTTTTAAAGGATAGAAAAATGGCTAAAACTATAGGCGGCGGAAATCAGTTTGACGTATTTCCAATGACATCGAGCGGTGGTAACTGGGTGGTAGGTACTCGCATTGCATCGCTTGCACAAGTGATTAAAACAGCGCGTACCGGTCACTTCATTTCCAAAAACGCAAAATACGAACTCGACCAAGATCAAGATGGGACTGAAATTGATGCAATCATGGCGTACTTGGTTCCCTCAAACACGCAGGAAACGGGCGAATATGAAAACGGGACTCCTTACGGCGCAAACTCAAATTCAGCTACTTCATTACTTGCGTTTATCAGTTACGGCGGTGTGAATACAGGCGACAATACACGGCGCGTAGAGTACGGCGTTGCGCAAGTTTCGGGTGGTGATATTACGTCCGAGAGCGGGAAAGCGGTACGTACCAAACTCACATTTACCGTGATGGAAAACCCCGTCCCGTTGGTTATCGCGGCGGCTAAATTCGACACGGCGCAGCTTGCTTCCCCCGTGCTTACGACCGTTGCCGCTAAATCGGTAGGTGCGTTTGTAAGACTTGCGAAAGCTACTTAATTCCCGCCCCCACGGGCTTAATTAACAATATTTATAATTAATAGTTATATAAATATGACAGACATAACATTAGTCGGTTTAGATGGAAATAAATTCAAAGTCAAATTCTCGCCGCTCACACCGGCGAGAATGGACTTGCTTTTGAGAGCAAGTAAGAATTTTACAGATATTGACTTGTTGGTGCAAAATACGCTTGACGCGGTAAAATTGATGCCGGAACTTGCGGGTACGATACCGCAATACGATAAAGTGAAAGAGCTACTCGACGGCTTAAAAGACGGCAAAGAAGACGCAGAAAAACGCAGAATCTTAGGGCGTGTTCTTTTGGGCGGCGGACTAAGCACCGAACAAGCGGCGGAAAATTTACTTGCTTATCGGAACTACGTTCGTGATATGTGCTTAATTTCGGGGCTTACTGACGAGCAAATTGCATGGATAAAATCCGGCTTAGATTCTGATTTTTGGGGTGAGCAAGACCTTGAAAACATCAGGAGCGCAGGGCAATTTTTTCGCCGAAAAGTTACGGACTTCGCAAAATAGGATTGCTGAGATACTCGAATGGGAGTGTTTCAATACGTCCGAACAGCGGGCGAAGAGGAAATTCGCAGAGGAAAATGAGCTATGGAACGCAACGGATTTTCTCGAATGTAAGCGTTTTACAGAGGGTGAAGGTGTACAATATTCGTTACAATTACTCTGCCAAAACATTTCAAACGGCAATTTTTTCGAGTATGAACGGCTGTATAATGAAGCCGAAATAATCGAATTATACATGTTTTTAGCACGCGCAAACGCACTCAATCATAGCAACAAAGAGGACTAAAATACAGCTCGTTGGCAGTCGCAAACGGGCTGTTTTTGTAAGGCGCGAAACGCGGCGGATACTGAAAATCCTTTCCGAAGCCGCAAACGCCAAATGTTAAATTTTGTTAAATTGAAAAATTTGGCACGGACTTAAGTCCTTATTTATCGTAGAGTATGATTGTATCATACAAGTAATATTGTCGCGTAGCGGGCTTAAAAACCGCCTTAAACGCGATTCGGGTGAAAATCGCAATTTCAGGCTAACTACTGAAAATACTTTCAGACACATGGAACTAAGTGTAAAAATAAACGCGGCAATAGAGAGCTTCCTTTCAGCGATGAAAGCGGCTAATGCAGAGGTGCAAAAACTCACCAACGGGGCGGGTAAACCTGTCACTGTTACCGCTGATACGTCGCAAGCTGAGAAGGCACTCGGAGGGCTGCAAACGGAGATTAAGGAAACGCAATCGGCTCTCGGTAAACTCGGTGGCGGTGGTGCGCTCGATGGGCTTAAAAACTCATTCAAAGAAGGTCAGGCACAAGCAAGCGCGGGCGGTGGAATTTTTGGGAGTATTGCAAGTTCGGTCGGTCAGTTGGCTTCTCCGATTGGAGCGGCGACGGCTGCGGTCGGTCTGCTTGGTGCAGGGCTAACGGCGACATTCACAATCGGACAAGAATTTGAAACGAACCTGAAATCCGTATCGGCTGTGACGGGTGTGACGGGCGCGGCGTTGGATGATATTGGTAATAGGGCGCAGGCGGCGGCGGCTAAATACGGCGGTACGGCAAGTGAGCAACTTGGCGTATTCCAAACGGCATTATCAAAAATAGGTCCGCAACTTGCACAGGACGCGGGGTCACTTTCGAGCTTCTCTGATTCTGTAAACACGCTTTCAAAAACCGATAGCGCATTGGGCGCACAGGGTGCAGTCGATGCTCTTTCGGGCGCACTATTGCAGTTTGGCGTGAACGTAAATGACACAAAAGAAGTAGCACGAGAAGGCGCGCGGTTTATGAATGTTCTTGCAGCATCCGCGGGTGTGGGCAGTGCGAGTGTGTCGCAATTATCGGAATCCGTGGCGGTTGTTGGTGGCACTGCAAATAATGCGAATATCAGTTTTGAAGAGTTAAATGCGGCGTTGCAAGTGCAGGCGTCAAAGTCAATTGTTGGTTCACAAGCGGGTACAGGGTTGACGGCGGTTATCAATAAATTACAAGCGGCTTCGGGGCCGGCTGCCGACCAACTGAAAACGATGGGAACATCGTCCGAAAAACTCGGCAAAATCCTCACTACTCAAGGTATCGGCGCGGCAATGACAGAGCTACGCGGCGCGATGAGTAAGCTCGGTTCGGACGCTGAAAAGAACGCGTTTTTGGTGTCGATGTTTGGCGAAACTGGATTGAATACAGCAAGTGCGTTGCTTGGCAGTGGGGATATGCTCGCACAGTTCACTAAGGGCGTTACAGGGACACAGGCGGCAAGTGAGCAAGCTGCGGTTAACATGGGGACACTTTCGGAGCGTATTAACCGATTTACGGCAAATGTGTCGAATTTGGCGGTCGATGTGTTTAATTTCATTTCGCCAATTTTGAATGCAATTTTAGACGGTATCGGCACGGCGTTCGATGCTGTTTATAATATATTAGCTCCGATTTTTACAGCAATTTCGGCGGTAATTTCATCGGCGATTACGGGCGCGGCGGATTCGTTCAATAGTATCTATAATGCTGTAAATGGTGCAATCCAAAGTTTCGGCGGTTTTTCGGGAATATTGGACACGGTAACTACTGCGCTTGGATACGTAGCTGCGGCGGGTGGTGTGGTGGTAGGTTATTTAATCGGAGCGAACGCGGCTGTAATCGCTAATACAGTAGCAACGACGGCGAACACAGTGGCAACAAGCGCGGCTTCGGCTGTTAAAACTGCAATCGGTACGGTTACGGCTCTTTACACGACACTCACAAGTGCAAGTACGTACGCAACGATAGCGCAATCCGTCGCACAAGGCGCGGCAACGGCTAAAATGGTGATAATGACAGGGGCGCAATACGCTCTCAATTTGGCTATGAGTTTGAATCCGATTGGAATTGTAGTTGCAGCGATTGCGGCGTTGGTTGCGGGTATTGTTTACGCGTATAATCACTTCGAGAGCTTTCGGAACGTAATTAATTCGGTGTGGGAATGGCTCAAAAAAGCGGGCGAGGTGGTACTTAATTTTGCGAGTTATCTCAATCCATTCTCAGCGGCTTTTCGTTTGGCTTATGACAATATCAAGCCGTTCCGTGATTTTGTCGATGGATTAGTCGAGAAACTCAAGCAAGTCGGTAGCGCGGTTGCGGACTTTTTCGGAGGCATTGCGGACTTTTTCGGCGGTGACGATAAAGAGGTCAATGTCAAAGCAAATATAAAAGTCGATGCAAATAAAACATCGGACGCACTATTAAAAGAGTTTGCGGCGGGCGAAAAAAAGCTTGCAGAATTGAAAGCAAAGACCGATGCCGAAAAAGACGCAAAGAAAAAGCAGACCGATATTCAGGAATTTAACGCTGAAAAAGAGCGGCTTTTGAAGCTCGTTTCCGACAAAAAACAGGCGGGCGAATTGGATGCCGAAAATGGCAAAACCATTGCACAAAAAATCAAAGCGGTGAATTTGGCACTTGTAGAAGCAAAAAAAGAAGACGATAAAAAAGCCCTTAAGTCACTTGCCGAGGAAATCAAAAAAGCCAAACAAGAAAACGCCAAAATGCTGGGTGATGCTGACGTAAAAGCGATTGCAGACGAGCAAGAACGTGACTTAAAAGCCGCTGAAGAAAAAACGAAAAACGCGGTGCAATCGGTCAAAAATGAATCGGATAAAGTCAAGGCAATGAAGGACGTTGTAAAATCCGAACAACTGGCTCTACTCACAGAACTTACCGAAAAAGAGAAAATTATCATCGCACAAGGGGAAACGGAAAAAGCGGCGATAAGGGGGAAATACGCCCTCAAAGAGTTCGATGAAATGAAAAAGCGGTACGACGATGCGGGCAAACGCGAAATTGAGCTTGCAAAGGATAATGTAGAAGCCCTAAGCAAAATCGAAGCGGTGGGCGGTTCTACAGGCGGTAACAGAATCAAAGACCTTGAGGCGTTAAACGATGCTAAACGCAAACTCGCGGCGGCGCAAATGGAGGCAGAAGTCGATGCTGCTATTGATGCGAATGCAAAGGTATTAGAGGCTTACGACGCGCTCCGAAAAGCCGTGGAACGCGGGGACAAGGAAGCGCAAAAGAAGTTAGAATCAGCATACAACAATGAGGTATTTTTAGCAGAACAAACTGACGCGGCGGTGCTTGCTGCAAAACGAAAGGGCGCGGCGGAGTTGGAAAAACTCGATACCGATACGCGCGAAAAAATAGCTACTATTCGCATTGCTGCAATTACTGACGATGCTGAACGGGAATCAGCGGAGCGGCAAGCGGCTATTAAAAAGGCGCTGGATGCTGAGCTTCTCGCGGCGGTGGGAAATGAGCGGCTTATTGCGGACGCACACAGAAAAGCGAATATCGCTAAATATGACAGTGACCAAGAGTACGCGCGGAAAACAACAGACCTGAACGTCCGTCTCGGTCAGGAATTGCAGGATTTAGGCATGAGTTTAATCGGCAATTTAGCGGCGCAAAGGGGCAGCACGTTTGACGATTTAAATTCAGCTTTTGACAAATATTCGGCGGACGTGTCGAAGAAGTTGGACGGTACGAATAAGGAATCAGAGGAAAAGGCGAATGAGGAAACAAAAGCCCTGCTCTCGCAATTATCCAAAAGGGAAATATCGTATAAAGACTACCAAGAAAAAACGACGGCAATAGCTCAAAAAAGCAGCGAAGAGCAAGCAACCGCAGCCGATAGGGCGAATTTGGAAATCGGCAAATCGTTTCAAACATTAGGCAAAGATGCTCAGGCGGATTTACAGGGCGTTTTCGCGAAAATGAAAACAAGCGCAAAAGCAGGCGAAAACGTTTGGGATACTTTCTCAAAAAATTCAGCAGATGTTTTTGCAGGAATGGCAACCACTTTAACGGGCACTCTGGGTGCAATGGCGGCGGCGGGGACTTTGACTTTAAAAGAAGTAGGAAAAGCGGCTGTAGGCATTGCACTCGATACAGCGGGCAATGTGGCAATGTCGCAAGCACCTGTCATTTTAGCCGCCGCAATGACACCACCACCGACGGGTTTGGGGCCGATATTCGGTGCGATTGCGGGCGTTGCGGCGATTGCATCTATTCAGGCGTTAATAGCAATAACCAAAGGCGCAATCGGAGCGGACAAGGGAGCTGTAGGAATTGACAGTAATTATTCCACACCACGGAGCAGCCGCGATACTATACCAATTTGGATTCGGAGCGGTGAGAGTGTTATTACACCTGAAGGGACGGCAAATAATCGCGGTGTACTGGACTTCATAAATCGTACGAACCGTCCTGCGAGTGAGTTCTACTCAAATTCAGTCGTAACGGCGGGTGGTGTTCTGCAAATGGCAAATAGTAATAATATCCGAACCGCACAACTATTCACCGGCGGCGGTAACGTTGCCGGTGGCGGTTCGGGATTAGGGCGCGTCGAGGGTAGTTTGGCTAATATAGAGCAATCGCTCGCAAACGCGAAAATCATTGAAACACGGAGCAAACACGTATCGGCTGTGGATGTGAGGGTAACGGCAGATAGGGGGCTAATTGCACGGCAAGAAAAAGCAGCTTTACGATTACAAAGGGCGCGAAAATAATGGCAGACACAATCAAACTACACATTGCAACCGTGGACACAAATACACCGCCGTATGTCGAGGTGGCGGTGTCCACGATAGCGGCTTTTGCAGGATATACGTCGGTTACGTTCCGTGTCGAAGGCGTGTTCCAAACAATAGAATCAGCGGGTGACGAAATACAATATATTGACGGTGAAATAAAAGGCAGTATTTACCTGAGAGAGTATTTCGAGGTCAAATTAATACCATTCTCATACCAAGCAAGTGACTGGGATTTATCGGATTACAAGGCATTACTACCCTATCTCGTAAAAGCTAAACGTTACCAAAATTCATGGTTAGAATTAACCGCTATCGGCGAATGGTTACAAATAGCAACGCCGTACCATACCGCAAATTATGCCGTACCTGTACGATTAACCGATATTTCATTAGAAGACGAAAGCGGCTATAAAAGAGTAGTTTTGACGTTTAAAAATCCGTGGTATGTACCGTTAATATAAGATTATGGCAATCGACAGAACAAAAGCATACTACAAAGAATGGGTTAATGATGTCGGCTGGAATATGCGATTTGAGGTTATTCCGGCGGGCGAATCGGTATCGAGC